CCTAACGGACCTCTTGGTTCTGGTGGTGGTGGTGCCGGTTCTGCTGGCTTGCCCGCATCCCTTGGAAGGCATGGTGGAGACGGTTTAGAATCTTTTATATCGGGATACCCACAATTTTATGCTGGTGGCGGCGGGGGTGATAATACTGGTGATCCAGGATCAGGAGTTGGTGGGGCTGGTGGTGGTGCTTATAACGGTGGCGGCGGTGGTGCAGGCGGTCACCTGTACGTTACTAAAGCCTATCTACCTGTCAATTCTTGGACAGTAACGGTCGGCGCCGGAGGCGCTAAAGGTGACCGGCAATCCTCAGAAGGTGACCCCGGAAGCAGCGGTGCGGCATCTCGGATCGGTTCCATCTATTACGGAATAGGCGGCGGCGGTGGCGGCAGTATCTCCTTCAATGCTGGCACGAGTTCCTATTACGGCACTAATGGGATGGCTGGCGGTTCTGGCGGTGGCTCAGGTCGTAACGACTCTGGTACAGCGGGAGTCGGCGGTGGTGGCACAGCGGGACAAGGTAATTCTGGACACGGTTCTAGTTCAGGTGGCGGCGGTGGCGGCGCTGGCGCTGCTTCTACTGGTGTCAATGGAGGCGCTGGCAAGGCAAATAGCATCACAGGAACCTCGGTAACTAGAGCAGGTGGCGGTGGGGCTAACGGGGGAACCGGAGGTTCTGGTGGAGGCGGCGCTGGCGGTGACACATCCGGCGCGGCGGGAACCGCTAACACCGGAGGCGGCGGCGGCTGCGGAAGCCCCGATGGGTACAACGGTGGCAGCGGCATTGTCATTGTAAGAATAAGAACAGCGTAAAGAAAGGTAAAAAATGGCTCACGTAGCACGCATAGACGAGGACGGCATCGTCCGAGAAGTGCATGTCCTGAACAACAGCGACCTGCCTGATGATGGTGCTTTCACTCCTGAGGTGGAGGCGGCAGCGAACGCTTTCCAGCACTCGCTCGGTCTGGATGGTGTGTGGAAACTTACGTCGTACAACGGTAACTTCCGTGGAGTGTATGCGGGTATCGGTTACAAGTACGACGATGTTATGGATGCGTTCATCGCACCGGAAGCGGTGGAGGAACCCGTTGCTGAATAAGTTGATGTCCCGTGAGGGACGTAAGTGGCTGTACGGGATCGCCTTGACGGTGGTTCCGCTGCTGGTTGCTTACGGTGTGCTGACTGAGGATGCGGCTCCGCTGTGGATCGCTCTCATCGGTTCGTTCCTCGCACCCACCTTGGCCCTTACCCACCTGTCCCCTGTGGAATCTGGTGATGTTCCTGAGGATTTGTAATGTCTCCGTGGGAAATCGCTATCACAGTTGGCGCTGTAACAGGCGCGTTCCTTATAGTGGTTGGAGCGTTATACAAGTTGTATAAAGTCGCTAAAAGAATTGACGATGCCCTCGGATTGGATAGTGAGGGTCGCACTATTAACGACAGGCTTGGTCGTATTGAGCATCAGTTGTTCCCTAATGGTGGGTCGTCGCTGACGGACAAGATCAATCAGATTGCGTTTGAGCAGAAGGCGATGAAGGGCGAGTTGGATGCCGTGAAGGGGATCATTGGAACGATGTGGCAGGAGAAGATATGAGTTTTCCTCGGAGGTTGAAGAAGACTCTGAGAGAGAACATTCCCGGGGGGAAGGTTAAGTATTTCCGGGGGTGGAAGAAGAACTACACGGGTCCTTGGCTTGGAGCCAACAAACTGCCTGTTGCTTTGATGCTTCATCACACGGCGGGGGCAGCAACAGAATCGACTAGCCCGAAGGCTGCTGGTAATCAGACGGGCGCGAATAGTGGGATTGTGAACTTTGTTCAGAATCATTACCGGGTTCCTGCCGCCAACTTTACGCTGGATCGTGATGGAACTGTGTACGTTCATGCAGCGAATCCCATATGGCACGCCGGGGTTGGTTCGTTCAAGGGTAAGAAGCCGTGGGACATCTTGGGCTGTAAGGACAATCAGGGTAATCGCTACATGATGGGTGTGGAGATTGTTTCTAAGGGGAAGAAGAAGGATTTCACTAAGGCTCAGAAGGAAGCGTTGAAGGGGTTGCAGGAGGCCGTTGGGGAGGCCGCTCTCTGGCCCGTTCAGAAGCGCCGTGCGAAGGTTCGCCGCCCTAGGCACAAGGATTGGACTCAGCGGAAGATCGACATTATCTACGACCATCCCGAAATTGATGAGTGGATGAAGTAGATTAGGGGCTAATGCCCCAACAGTCACGGGAGTCACATGAGTCTGTCTAAACGGATCGCTGAATACAAGCCGCCCAAGATTGGTGGCGAGTGCCGTACCTGCACCCTGCTAGCAGATTTGCCTAAGGGTGAGCGGGATGCTTTACAGCAGGCCCTTGATGATCCTCGTATCAGCAACGCTGGCCTGTCCAGAATCCTCAAGGCTGAGGGTTACCAGATCGCTGATAGCACGGTACGTCGTCACCGTAAGGGCGAGTGTAAGTCGTCGTGAGTATCAAGAAGCGGGTCACCGAGGAGGGCTTGCAGCAGCAAGCAGAGATTGATGATCTGCGTACTGCTCTTGTCCGTACCCAGCGTGATCTGCTGAAAGCCAAGGGCCGGGTCGAGCATCTGGTCGAGGCGGTCATAGAGGCCTCTAGGGACGCTGTTTTGGCGAACCCTATAAATACCTCTAAGGCTAAGAAAGATGCCCGGAAAATGGCTCCTGAGGCCGCTCTGTGGCATCTGACGGACTGGCAAGGGGCCAAGGTCACGCCTTCCTACAACTCTCAGGTCATGCACCAGCGAGTCCACAGGTTCGTAGACAAAGCCATAGAGATCACAGAGATACAACGCAAGGACCACCCGGTACGGGACTGCTGGATCGTTCTCGGTGGCGACATGATCGAGGGCCTGTTCAACTTCCCAACCCAGCCATTCGAGATCGACGCGACCCTGTTCGAGCAGTTCGTCACCGTCAGCAACCTGCTAGTCGAGGTGGTACACCGGGCGCTAGGTGTGTACGAGAACGTCACCGTCATCGCTGAGTGGGGCAACCACGGCAGAATCGGAAGCAAGCGGGACGCTGTACCTCGGAGCGATAACGCTGACCGCATGACTTACGAGTTGGCCCGTCAAATTCTCCTATCGAGCGGTGTTAAAAACCTGACTTGGGAGGACTCAGGTGAGGACATCCAGCGGGTAGAGATTGGGAACTATCGGGCGCTCGCCATCCACGGTGATGAGATAGGCCGCACCGGGTACGCCTCCCCAACTACGATTGTGAACCATGTGAACCGCTGGCGCTCTGGCTCCTATCCTTGGGGGTTCAGGGACGTTTATGTGGGGCACTATCACACTCACTACCAGTATTCGCTGGCTGACGGAGCGGGAGCGGTGTATGGCACGGGAAGCACGGAGTCGGATAACAGGTACGCCTCGGTCGGGCTGGCTTCGTCGGCGGTCCCAAGCCAAAGGCTGCACTTCATCAACCCCACCAAAGGCAGAGTCACCTCGCAGTATCAGGTCTGGCTCGATGACTGATCCAACTGTCGCTGTTGATGCGATACGCATGGTGGACGAGGACCGCTACGCGCAGTACGGCGACCCGAAACAAAACCTTAAGCGGATCGCTGACATGTGGAGCGGCTACCTAGAGCATCCTGTTACCCCTGAGGATGTGGCGATGATGATGGTCATGGTGAAGATCAGTCGCTCGAAGAACCGTTACAGCCGGGACAACGCTGTGGATGGTGTGGCTTACCTGCTGATCCACGACGCGATGGCGAGGTACGAGCATGGCAAGTAATCGCAGTCTGATAGCGAAACTGCAATACGGTGACCTAAGAGTGGAACTCACCGCTGAGGGGGCCTCGTGGAACCCGGATGTCGCTGACGATCTCATCAAGCGAGTGACTGTGCTGTGGAGGGAAGCCCTCGACGCGATGCTTGAGTCGAACACTTGGCTGGCCTACGACTCGGACAGCGATGATGACTGATGAGGAACCTCTCGTCTATTGCGACAGGTGCAAAGGCCCGGGCGGTGTCGCTTACCGTGGCTGGCAGTTGTTGTGCCGCGAGTGTGCGGCGGTAGAGGAGTCGGAGTTCTTCGATTAGCCGACGAACTCGTGGCAGCCGCACTTGCATTGACCGCCCTTGTGCTTGTGCTGGCAAGCAACGCAATTAGCCGCTGGCTCAACAATTGGCACAGTCTCTAGCACGACTGGCGGTGTGGGTGGCGGTGCTGTTGGCATGGCGCAGTCGTCGTCGCTCCATGTGCGCTCTACCGCGTGGTCCCCGGTGTGTCCTGCTGGCATGTCGCAGCGTGTCCCGTCCCGGTGGAACGCCCAGCATTGGCGAACAGCGTCAGTCATGGTGTCTCCTGTCTACTAAGTAGACAAACCGTGGCCCGGGGAACAAGGGATGGAACCCGGGCCACGGCCCTCCGCTCAACCGCACGGGGGGACGGGAGCGAAGGAGTCATTGTCTACTTCCGTACCTTCCGAATATCCATACGGGAGTATCCGGCCTTCTCGAAAGACTCTACCGTGGTTGGCTGTACTTCTACCCACCTGACTTGGTATGTCCCTGTCGAGCCGTTCACGCCATGCAGCATGGCTTGTGCTTCCTTCTTCATCTTCTCAGCCTGCTTGGACAGGTCCCTAGCCTCGACGTACATATCGACTGCCGACAGTAGTTCCTGATCCTCGATGAACTCGCTGCCCTGTTCGATGTTCAGTTCGCCACGGCAGGCTGTGAAGTGTGAGCAGATGCGCTCGCACACGGGGGAGGGGATGTCACGGCTAGCGTCCTCCCCGTTCTTGACCGCGTAGATAACGTCCTGAATCCACGAGTCGATCTCATTGGTTAGGGTCGGGTCCATTTCCTCGACCAGCACCATCGGTTCGCTCTCCTTGCCAGAACGGTCGAAGTAGATGTTGCCCACGAGGACAGGCTTGCTGTCGTCCAGAATCCCACCTTGGATGAGGCCCATTGCGTACAGGTGTCGCTGGTACTTGTGCTGCTGGCTCGTGCCGGATCGCTTGATCCACTCGAACCCATCCACGGTCTTGATGTCGAGGACAGCGTTAGAGGATTCAACAACGATGTCGGGGTGACCGCTGATCTCTGCCCCGGAGGGGAGGGTGGCGGTGACACGGATGTTGTCGATGCTGCCGCACAGCCAGTCAGGGTGCGCCTTCTTGACTGCTGCCTCGATGTAGTTGTGGAGCGCAGTCCCTACGGCAGCGGCCCACTTGGGAACCTCATCTGTCTGTGGGATTTCTCTGACCATGAGTGCTGCCTTCTGTCGGCAGAATCCGATGTCGCTTGGCCCGAGTATGCCCTCAGCGGATTGGATGGAACGTGGCGCTCGATCCATGAAGTCCTTGAGCGCGGTGGATACGAGATCGCGTATCTTGTCTGATCGGTCAGTCATTGTTTTTCCCCTTGTTCTTGTCTACTTAGTAGACGCTTCTGCGTCGTCGTGGTCGAGTGTCTTGACTACGACATCCCTCAGGCTGCCGTTGTTATACAGCGAGAGGCCGAACTGTGTGCCGAGGTTGATCGCTGCTCGCTTGAGTGCGTCGGATTCGGCGGTCTTGATTGCCATGTCGTGCGCCTCGCCACGTTGGGGCAGGGTCGCTGATCCGACAGCGGATTCTGTGTAGGTCGTGCCGTAGGCAGGGAACGACAGGCAGAGCGTGACCTTGTAGCCGACGTTCCATTGGCTTTTCTCGTTTTTGTCCTCGAACACCAGTACAGATTCCTGTACGTCTGCTGACCAGTTGAGGAACCCGAAGATACGGATGAGGTGTGCCTTGACATCCCATGCCTCAAGGTACGACAGGGATCGTCCTGCCTGTGACCGCTTGGCTACCCGTGATTCGTTGAGTGGCTTGAGCAACTGCTCGTACTGCTGAGAATTCATTATGTCTCCCATCCCTAAGTGTTTCTCCAACTTTACACGATAGACTGTTCTTATGTCAATGACCTACACGATGCTCGAAGATCAACTGCTCATGCTGATTGAATCAGCCACCTCTGACAGCGACCCCCTCATTAGGCTCCGCAACTTTCGCAGACTCAAGAGCGAAGCAATCAAAAGACTCAGAGCGGCGGAACGGAAAGCCGCTTACGACGCACGCATGGCCTTCTCGTTCTCTGACATTGAGGAAGTGGTCGGTATCGGTAGGAAGGAACTCGACTACCTCGTGAGTGTCTACTTAGTAGACAACCCTGAGAAGCCAGCCCCGAAGAAGCGACAGCGCGCCGATCTCAGCAACTACATAGACCTGAGCGGGGAGTAGTGACTTCCCCTTCACCTACTCCCCGCCCAAGTTGTCGGGAGACTTCACCATCGTATACGTCCCGTCCTCATTGAGCATCACCCATCCGTTGTATTTCTTGAAGGGAACCTTTGATGGGTCTAATGCCTGAGGCACAAGCCACCCGTTCTCACGGGCACGCTCACGTTCCGACTCGATCTTGCTATGGCGATGAGGGTGAACC